ATTCGTGATCGATGACCCACATAATGAGCAGGATATTATTAACGGTAACACCGATGCATTCGACAAAGCATGGGACTGGTATATGTCAGGTCCACGTCAGCGGTTACAGCCGGGCGGTGGGATTATTGTGGTCCACACACGCTGGTCGAAAAAAGACTTAATCGGAAGATTACTAGAGTATAGTGCTAAGAATCCGGAAGCGGATCAGTGGGAGTATATCGAGTTTCCAGCGGTGTTCGACGAAGGGTCTGACCAAGAGCGGTCGTTATGGCCTGAGTTTTGGCCATTGCCTGAGTTACAGAAAATTAGGAATACTATTGCTCCGCATCTGTGGAACGCGCAGTACATGCAGAACCCGACAACTGAAGAAGGCGCACTGATTAAGAAAGAGTGGTGGCGTGACTGGGAGCATGAGGATCCACCTGAATGTGAGTATACAATACTGTCACTAGATGCTGCGCAAGAAGCACATAACCGGGCCGACTATTCAGCAATTACGTTGTGGGGCGTGTTCTATAAAACCGATGAGACCACTGGGTCACAAGCAGCGAACATAATATTATTGAATGCGTGGAAAGCACGTATGGAGTTCCCAGAACTTAAAAAAGCTATGCTTGACGATTATAAAGAATGGGAACCTGACGCGTTTATTGTTGAGAAGAAGTCGGCTGGAGCTGCGTTGTATCAGGAGTTTCGGTCTATGGGTATTCCAGTATCTGAGTTTACACCGTCAAAAGGTAATGATAAAGTTGCACGGGTTAATGCTATTTCAGATATGTTCTCATCAGGAATGATTTGGGCACCGCTTGGGCGCCGATGGGCAGAAGAAGTAATGCAAGAGTTGTCGGACTTTCCTAACGGCGAGCATGATGACTATGTAGACTCAACAAGCCAAGCACTAATGCGGATACGTAAAGGTGGGTTTATCAGACTACCATCAGATTATGAAGATGAGCAGGCTGAATTTAGGGGTTCGTCACATAAAAGGTATTATGCTCTATGACGATAATTAAGGAAAAAATATGGCGATAAATATAGATAAAGGCGCATATAGCGCACCACAAGGGCTAGAAACGCTTGCGGAAGATATGGATTTACCAGAAATCGAGATTGAAATTGAAGATCCGGAGTCAGTTTCTATTAATTTAGACGGATTAGAAATTGAAATTGACCCAGATGCTGACATGGATGACATGTTTAATGAAAACTTAGCTGAAGTTATGGACGAAGGCGTGTTGACTCAGATTTCTGGAGACCTACTAGGCGACTATCAGTCAGATTGCGACTCACGTAAAGACTGGCTAGACACTTATGTTGATGGTATTGAGTTGTTAGGGCTTAAAGTAGAAGAACGTACTGAGCCTTGGCCCGGTGCATGTAACGTATATCACCCATTATTAGCAGAAGCATTAGTTAAATTCCAATCTGAAACCATGATGGAGACGTTTCCAGCAGCTGGACCAGTCAAAACGCAGATAGTCGGTAAGCAAACGCCTGAGAATACCGAAGCAGCAGAGCGCGTTAAAGAGGATATGAACTATCAACTAACCGAAGCAATGCCTGAGTACCGCCCTGAACACGAACGCATGCTGTGGGGCCTAGGATTAAGCGGAAACGCGTTTAAAAAGGTGTATTACGACCCATCATTGGAGCGTCAAGTATCTCTATTTATCCCTGCTGAAGATATTGTCGTGCCATATGGCGCTACGAGCTTACAGACTGCCCCGCGCGTGACTCACATAATGCGTAAAACCGAGAATGAGTTACGTAAACTACAAGTAGCTGGGTTTTATCGTGACATTGAGTTAGGTGAACCGTCACACGACATCGAAGAAGTAGAGAAAAAGATCGCGGAGAAGATGGGATTCAACGCAACTATGGATGACCGGTATAAATTACTGGAAATGCACGTTGACATCGACATGTTTAGCTATGATTTTGAAGATGAATACGCTGAAGACAATGGTATTGCGCTCCCTTACGTAGTTACACTCGAACGTGGCACAGGTGAGATACTATCAATCCGTCGTAACTGGAATCCTGAAGATAAAACAAAACAGAAACGTCAACACTTCGTGCATTATGGTTACGTGCCGGGTTTTGGGTTCTATTGTTTTGGTTTAGTCCACTTAATTGGTGCGGCTACTAAGTCTGGCACTATGTTAATGCGTCAGTTGGTCGATGCAGGTACGTTATCTAACTTACCGGGCGGGTTTAAATCTAAAGGCTTACGAGTTAAAGGTGATGACACACCGATTTCACCCGGGGAATTCCGTGATGTAGATGTCCCTAGTGGCGCTATACGCGATAACATAATGCCGTTACCGTATAAAGAGCCAAGCCAAGTACTACAAAGCTTGATGAATCAGATTATCCAAGAAGGCAAAGCTTTTGCTAATGCTGCGGATATGCAAGTATCAGATATGTCAGCTAACGCACCGGTGGGGACTACCTTAGCGATTTTAGAACGCACATTAAAAATTATGTCAGCTGTGCAGGCGCGTATCCACTATTCAATGCGCCAAGAGTTTAAATTAATTAAAACAATTATTCGTGACTATACGGACGATGAGTATTCATACGAGCCGGGTAACGGGCGCCCACAAGCAAAACAAAGTGACTATGACTTGGTTGAAGTTATTCCTGTTTCAGACCCTAACGCTGCAACAATGGCGCAGAAAGTCGTACAGTACCAAGCGGTTATGCAAATGGCGCAGCAAAGCCCACAGATTTATGATTTGGTTGAGTTAAACCGGCAGATGTTAGAGGTGTTAGGTATTAAGAATATCGGTAAGCTAGTACCTTCAGCTGAGGACCATAAACCAAAAGATCCTGTAACAGAAAATATGGCGATCATTAATGGTAAACCTGTTAAAGCGTTCCTGTATCAAGATCATAAAGCACATATCGAAGTACATATGGCAGCAATGCAAGATCCGTTGATTCAGAAGATGATTGGGCAAAACCCGCAAGCACAGGCAATTATGGCCGCAGCACAAGCACATATTGCAGAA